AACACCGGTATCCGACGAGATTACCGATCTAAAGAAACGTCTAGAGGCTATCAGGAAAATCTATATGCCTTTGCTACAGAACCTAGCAAAGAACTCCGATCAGCCTATCATCAAGTGGCCTAACAGGGGTCCTATCCTTGAAAAGCAGATCGCTAAACTCACAACCTTAACTGAACCTGGATTCAACTAGGCAGTTAACTAGTAATGCTTCGCATTACACTCGCTTCGCTCGTAGGCTGCATTTGGTAGGCAGTTTAAAAAGGCTCAATTGGTTGGCTGCGAAGCACATTATAACCTATCCTAAAATACTTGTCAAGTAAAAAATGCATCAGAAAGTGAAAAAAATGAAAACTATTAAAACACCCAAGAAGAAGAATCACTATGTTGATAATGAAAAGTTCTTGGAGGAGATTAAGGTATACAAGAAACAGTGTAAAGAGGCTGCTGCCGCAGGTCTTGAGAAGCCACGTGTTTCAGAGTATATTGGTAAGTGTATCTATCTGATTGCAGAGAACCTATCTCACAAACCTAGATTCATGAACTATTCATTCCGTGATGAAATGATATCTGATGCTATCGAAAACTGTTTCATGTATTTCGATAACTTCGATGCCGACAAGTATAGTAATCCTTTCGCATACTTCACCCAGATCATTTACTATGCCTTCCATAGACGTATATCTAAGGAAGAGAAGAATCGTTATATCATGTATAAGAAATTTCAGGAAAGTGTGCTACATACTAATGATGCCTCGCTTATGGTAGATGGTGACGGAGAACACTTGATTTCCACCACAATCTATGATAATATTAATGACTTCATAGGTAAGTTTGAGGTAAAGGAAAAAGCCAAGAAGGAAAAGCGTAAGCAATCTAAACAAGGCTTAGAGAATTTTGTAGGAGATGAAGATGAAGGAAGAGAATCAGTATGAAGTGCCGTTTCAGGTACTGACATTGATCGCTACTTTGAAAGACAATAAAGAGCGTGTTCACATTCGAGGTAACTATCGAAACCGTTTAGACGGTATTCGTCGTGTGATTGATAAAGCAATCAATGATTATGATGTTGAAATGGGTAACACTCAGTCCCTTAAATTCAAGAAGGGACAACGGTAATGGATATAGATGATTTCGTCAAAGAGGTTGACCAGAGTGTAGAATGGTTCTGTGATAAGATTGTGGAACCTATCCCGCTTGATAAACAGAGTAAAGAAAAAATTATGAAGCGGATGGTTAATCTCGGCTGGTTAAGACAAGTAGAATTAGATACTTACAATGAAATTACCAAAGAGGATTGACGAAATCATTTTTATGATATATACTGTGTTGTTGAACTTGCTATTAGATTTGAAGGAAAGAATATGGCGCTGATTGCTATGCCTACCGATACACATGCCGGGGTCAGAAATGACAACCCGGCATTTCAGTTGTATCAAAAGAAATGTTGGCAATGGTTCTTTGACTATCTTGACAAACACCAGATTAAACACGTTATTCACCTTGGTGACATCTATGACCGACGCAAGTATGTGAACTTCATGTCCGCAAAGCGTCTCCGTGAGGACTTCTTTGAACCACTAGCGGAGAGAGGCATTGATACACATATTATCGTTGGTAATCACGATATGTATTATAAGGATACTCACGAGGTCAACGCCCTTGAGGAAGTTGTTCGTGGGAGATATAATAACATTAACATTCATTCTGTTCCCGCTGTTATCAATATTGACGGACTGGATATTCAGTTAATGCCATGGATCACGGATTCTAACCGTGCGGCTGCTATTGAAGCAATCAAGAACCCTAAGGCATCTATACTAATGGGTCACCTTGAGTTGAATGGTTTTACAATGCATCAGGGAGTTATATCAGATCATGGAATGGATCGTAGCAGTTTCGATAAGTTCGATAAGGTTTATTCAGGTCACTATCATCACCGCTCTACTATTGGTAATGTATCCTATATTGGCGCTTTTGGGGAATATACTTGGCATGATTACAACGATCCCAGAGGTTTTTCGGTGCTTGATACGGAAACATCCGTTCTAGAGTTTGTTCAAAACCCCCATAAGATGTTTAGGATTGCTAGATATGATGATGTTGCTAACCCAGAGATTGTTGATAAGATTCAAGGAACTGACTTTTCTAAGTATAGAGATACTTACGTTAAGTTGGTCGTTGTTAATAAGTCTAACCCTTATGCTTTTGACTTATTGTTCGATAGTATCTATAAAGCCGGTCCAATCGACATCACGGTCATTGAGGACCCGTCGGTATTACTAGAGAACGAAGATGCGGACGAAATAGATGAGGCAGAAGATACACCTACGATCCTTCGTAAGTATATCGATGGTCTTACTCTACCATTAGATAGCGGCAAAATGAAGCACTTTATGATGGACATATACAATGAGGCCTTACAGGTTGAGACTGTATAAATAGTCTAATAACACACTAGAGGTTTGATATGATGAAAAAACATTTACCATGGCTACTGTTTATCCTTGTTAGTATTGGCTTGATTGCCTTTATTATGGAAGGACCTAAACAGAGAGTAGTATCAGAAATTGGTTACTCTGACTTTATTGCACAAGTTGATGCAGGTAGAGTTCACGATGTAACTATCATTGGTACAGAGATAATCGGTCACTACATGGACAACAGACAGTTCTCCACAACCGTGACTGGTGTAGGCAATCTACTTCCCCGACTAGAAGCACACAAAGTAAACATCACAGTTAAAGAAGAAGGACAGAATGGATTCTGGGTTGGTCTATTGATCAATCTGCTTCCTGTATTATTGTTCTTTGGACTTTGGCTAATGCTTTCACGTAGAGCAGGACCTGGTGGTTCTGGTATGTTGGGTATCGGCAAGTCTAAGGCTAAACTACTCACCGAAAGTCAGACTAAAGTAACATTTGATGATGTTGCTGGTGTTGATCACGCTAAGGACGATCTTCAAGAAGTTGTAGAGTTTCTACAAGACCCACATAAGTTTGAACGTCTTGGTGGTAAGATTCCTAAGGGTGTTCTACTTGTTGGTCCTCCGGGTACTGGTAAGACTTTGCTTGCTCGTGCTGTTGCTGGTGAAGCAGGTGTTCCTTTCTTTAGCATTTCAGGTTCTGACTTCGTTGAAATGTTTGTGGGTGTTGGTGCTTCTCGTGTTAGAGATATGTTTGAACAGGCCAAGAAGAACGCTCCATGCATTATCTTCATTGACGAAATTGATGCTGTCGGACGTTCAAGAGCAAATGGTATCTCGGGTAATGATGAAAGAGACCAGACGCTAAACGCTATGCTAGTTGAAATGGATGGCTTTGAAACAAACGAAGGTATCATTATTGTAGCAGCAACAAACCGTGCAGATGTTCTAGATGCTGCACTACTTCGTCCTGGTCGTTTCGATAGACAGATTCAAGTACCTAATCCTGACTTCGTTGGACGTGAAAAGATCCTCAAGGTTCATACACGTAAGGTTCCAATCGGTCCTGATGTCGATCTAAAAGTTGTAGCAAAGGGAACACCTGGCTTCTCTGGTGCTGATCTTGCTAATCTTATCAATGAGGCTGCTCTACTAGCCGCAAGACGTTCAAAGCGTATTGTTACTAAGGTTGAGTTTGAGGATGCTCGTGATAAGATCCTTATGGGACCAGAGCGTCGTTCACTAATGATGACTGATGAAGAAAAGAAGATGACTGCATATCACGAAGCCGGTCATGCTCTAGTATCTCTTAACATGCCTGGTTCTGTTCCTATTCACAAAGCAACAATCATTCCACGTGGTCGTGCTTTGGGTATGGTTCAGTCTCTACCAGAACGTGATAAAATCTCCATGCACTATGATGAAATGCTTTCACAACTTGCAATGGCTATGGGTGGTCGTGTGGCTGAGGAACTGATCTTTGGTCAAGATAAAGTATCTTCCGGTGCATCCGGTGACATTCAGATGGCAACTCAACTTGCTCGTGCTATGGTCACCGAGTATGGTTTCTCTGCTAAACTAGGAAGAATGTCATATTCAACTCCTAATGCTGATATGTTCCATACTCCTAAGATTGCAGAAGAAACACAGAAGGTCGTGGATAAAGAAATCCTAAAACTTGTAGAAGATGGGTATGATACCGCAAAAGAAATTCTTACTACAAAGAGAAAAGACCTTGACACACTAGCACTTGGTCTGATAGAATATGAAACTCTATCAGGCGATGAAATTAAGGACTTGTTAGAAGGTAAGAAACCAACAAGAGATTATTGATGATTACATTTCATTATGTCAAGTGGAAAAACTTCCTGTCCGCAGGTAATGTGTGGACAGAGATTGAACTAGATACACACAAGAATACCTTAATCATGGGACACAATGGGTCGGGGAAGTCAACCTTCCTCGACGCATTAACTTTTGTGTTATTCGGTAAGCCTTTTCGTAAGGTCAATAAGGGTAACGTTGTTAACTCTATCAACAATAAGAACTGTGAGGTTCAGATTGAGTTTACTACAAACAACAAACGTTATAAGGTTTTGCGTGGTGCTAAGCCTAACCTATTTGAAATCTATTGTGAAGGGCATCTAGTTAACCAGAACGCTGCAATCAAAGACTATCAAGAACACCTTGAGTGTAACATTCTGCGGATGAACTATAAGTCATTCACACAGGTTGTTATTCTAGGCTCTGCATCGTTTGTACCTTTCATGCAACTATCATCCAATGATCGTCGTGCTGTCATCGAGGACTTGCTAGACATTCAAATCTTTACTGCTATGTCAAATGTGGTCAAGAACAGACTACAGTTGAATAGGGAAGGACTAGAGAAGAATCGTATTCAGTTGACAAGCAAGGAAGAGAACAAAGGATATATTGAACAGACCTTAAAGTCTCTTAGAGCAAACAGCGAAGAAAAGTTAAAAGAACTTGAAGCAAAGAAAGATAATCTGGAACTCGACCTTAAAGCCGCAGAAGTTGGTGTTGGCAATCACAAAGCATTGCTTGAGAAGGCAATGGAGGAAGACTTAGACCTCACACCATTAAAGTCTAAACATTCCAAACTTATCGGTTTCAGGGCTAAGATGGAGAATAATGTTGAACGTTTACGCAAAGATAATTCGTTCTTTGAGGAGAATGATACTTGCCCTACTTGCAGGCAGTCTATTGGAGAATCATTTAAGAGCGAGTCGATATCGACGAACACTCAAAAGATTACAGAAATCGAGGATGGACTAAATAAGGTTTCCGAGCAGATAGACTCAGTTCTATCAGACATTGAGAAGATCGATGAAGTCCTCACGAAGATCAACGAACTTAAAATGGGTCTTTCGTCTGCTAGGTCTTCCTATAACAATATTGCTAATAATCTGCGTCAAGTTGTTGAGCAGATTGAATCCTTCGCTGGGTCAGATAAAACCACCCAAGAGTCAGAACGACAACTTGAAACAGTGGAACATGAAATTTCCACCCTCCAAAAAGAGAAGGAGACCCTTTTAGATGACAGACAATACATCGACCTCGCAACTACTCTACTCAAAGATGGTGGAATCAAGACTAAGATCATTAAGCAATATCTACCAATCATCAACAAGCATATCAACAAATACTTGGCTAAACTGGGTTTCTTTGTTAACTTTAATATCAATGAATCATTCGAAGAATCCATCAAGTCAAGATACAGAGACGAGTTCTCATACCACAACTTCTCTGAAGGAGAAAAACTAAGAATCGATTTGGCAATCCTTCTTACATGGAGACAGATTGCTAAGTTAAAGAATAGTGTGAATGTCAACATTCTAGTGTTCGATGAAATCCTTGATCGTGCTATGGATGGTGCCGGAACGGATGAGTTTATCAAGATCATGTGGGATATGGGAGACCAGGGAACAAATATCTTTGTCATTTCCCATAAGGATACAATGGTCGACCGATTCCAGAGAACGATCCGCTTTGAAAAGGTTAAGAATTTTAGCACCTTGACAAAAGAAGGGTAATGTTCTATAATGATTGCATCATAAGAAAGGAATAGTTATGGTAACAATCATCGATACACCTTATGGGTATTATACCTATAACATTGATAATCTTTGGGTTGGTCTTTCGCAGATGGGTGATGTCAATGTTAACCTCGAAACAAATTGAGTTTATCTTAGAATGGATCTCAACGGTACTGGTTATCATCGGTGCCGTTTTGACTGCGTGGAACATATATCCCATGAACATCATGTTCCAGTTTGTTGGTAACGTCGGTTGGTTCATTGTTGGATATATGTGGAACAAATGGTCACTGATGACAATTCAGGCTGTCATTAGTGTTATCTACATTGCTGGTCTCATATCAAAAGGATTCATCTAATGGTCGAAAAAACAGATCCTCACATGACACACAACTACTCTCATGAACAAATTATCATGCTGGCTTATACCTTAGATATCTATCATGTTAGAAATAACCCTAAGTATGATAATGTCCGTGAGATACTAGAATCGTTTATGCAGGATCGTGTTAAAGAAATCAAAGACAGATGGAAGTAAGAAAGAACTTTGCAACGTTCAAGAGTGGGGATGTCGTCCGTGTTAAGCCTGACTTCCCCTATATCGATCACTTGACAATGACAGAAGAAACCTATATAATAGACAAAATGCTAGACGTTGCTGGCGTTGTTACACTAAAGAATTTACAATGGAATAGGACTTATCCGGATGACGCATTTGAATTGGTTTTACGAGAGGAATAACGAACTACTAAACTCCTCGGTCAATAAGACATTTGAAGAACTACTATGGACTACTGATGCAGAATTTCGTCAGTGGGTTATTGACATGCGTAAGGAGGTTGTTCGTCTATGGGATGAAGAAGGTATTCCTCCTCGTGTAGGCTTTGATAGAGAAGGTATCATCGATAACTTTCAGAAGATGGTTTCTTATCCTGCTCATGAGTTTGAAACAGTTGACCAGAGAACTGGTGAGAAAGATGTCATCCGCAATACGTCCATAATTGGTAATGCTGTCAATCAGTGGTTTCCTACCATGATGAAAACAAAGATATCATACACGACTAAAGGTGATCCTAAGTCAATCTATGATTACTTTGTTGATGATAGTTTGCTTGATACATTCGTTACCTACGCTTCACGACATTTCAAGCGTGACTCTTTCTATCACCATTCAAATCCTGTATCATACAACGATTCTGTCTTGATAAGTTCAACACCCCATAATGTTGAGTCTGCTGAAAAGTTTATTGAGTTTATGGAAACAGTAGAAGGTTGGGACTACTGGTTATGTCCAGTTAAAGAAGATAAGCAATACACTGGTTATAGTGCTACAGTTAGTAAGAAGCAGAACATCATTGTAGATTATGACTTTGCAATGACTGTTCCAGAACGTTGCAGAACTAACGTGAGCAAAGAACGTTCTAACGCATATACCATTCGTCTGTTTAAACTAGGACAGAAGGTGTTCCCTCTAGGGCTAAAGTCTTTCAGAGTGTCCTTCTGTCAGTATGCAGTTAACTTTCCACCATTGACCGCTCGTTATCTATATGAGAAATATACAGACCATATTGCAGATCAAGATAAGATCATCATTTGGGATCCTTCTTGTGGTTGGGCTGGTCGTATTCTAGGAGCAATGGCTATAAATGACAAGAGAACTATTCATTACGTGGGTACTGACCCTAACACTGATCATAATACCGGGCCAGGTAGAACAAAATATCATGAAGTCGCCGACTTCTTCAATCAGAATGTCCGTGAATCGGGCAGCCTATTCCCTAAGTCACACACATATGAGATTTTCCAGTGTGGGTCTGAGGTAGCACAGTTTCAGAAGGGCTTTCAGAAGTATAAGGGCAAACTTGATATGGTGTTCACATCACCTCCTTACTTTGCTAAGGAAGTTTACTCTGATGATCCTGAGCAGTCATGTCATAAGTTTAATCAGTATGGTGCATGGGTCGACGGATTCCTTAGACCTACTCTTGAGACTGCGGTAGAATACCTAAAGAAAGATCGGTATCTATTGTGGAACATTGCGGATGCAGCGTTCGATGGAAAACTCTTGACATTGGAGGAGGATTCGTGTAATATTCTAAAAGAGTTGGGGATGGAATATGTCGGAACTCTAAAGATGGCTCTCGCACAGATGCCTGGTGGGAATAGAATGACCGAGACTGGTGAGACTATTACCACGGTCAATGCTCTAACTGGTGAAGAAACAACCGAGAATGTTGTTGAAGGTAAGATGAAGAACTTTTGCCAGATTGATAGCAATGGTAAAAAGATCATGTTAAAGTATGAACCAATCTTCGTATTCAAAAAGGTGAAGTGATGCATTATTTTGATTTTGATAAACTGAAACACACTGGTGAGGTTGCGGAAATCTTCCTGATGGTAGCGGGTGTTTACATTCTGATCTATTCCGTAGCGTGGATTGCAAGTAAGTTTCCTGTAAAGCGTTGATTTTATTAGGACTTGACAAATCTATCTGAATTTGCTATACTTATGAAAATCGTGAAAGGAATCATATGTCTGACAAATCGCTTCTGGCTAAACTCCTAGCCACTGAAAATATTACGGTTCAGAAGAACCCTAGCCTCAAAACGGCTATGTTCGACCTCAAGAACCGTGTTCTTATGCTTCCCATCTGGCAGGGTATCTCTAACGATCTGGAAGATTTGCTTCTGGTCCATGAGACTGGTCACGCTCTTGATACTCCTTCTGCTGAGGAATACAAGCAGACTGCGGATGACCTTGCTGCTAAGATTTTCCCTGGTGAAAAGATTACTGATGGTCTGCGTCGTACCATTCAAGGCTTCTTGAATGTTGTTGAAGATGCTCGTATCGATAAGCGTCAAAAGCGTCGTTATCCTGGCTGTCGTCGTAACTATCTGATCGGCTATAAAGAACTAGTTGATCGTGACTTTTTCGGCACGGCTAAACGTGACGTTAATGCTATGAACTTTATCGACCGCTTGAATATGTATTTCAAGGGTGGTAACATTCATTCTAATCTGTCCTTTACTCCCGAAGAAAAGGTCATGCTCAAGAAGGTTGAGAACGCTGAAACTTGGGCTGAGGTTGTTTCTCTTACGGAAGAAATTTATATCTACTGTAAGAAGAAACTTGAAGAAATGAATGAAATGGAATTGACTCTCATTGCTGACGATGACGGTGATGCAGAACTCGATTCTGATAATTGGGATGAGTATGACGATGATGGTGATTTTGATGAAGATGGTGACTCCCAGGGTTATCGTGGTGAAGGTGGTATAAACGGTTCTGCCTCTGCTGGTGATGGTGCTGGTGAATCTGATCGTCCCGTCAATGCTCCTCGTTCTGAAACAGACGAAACGTGGCAGCGTAAGTCTGAGGAAATTGTCAAGAATGAAAACTCCACTTTCGTTTATCTGACGATGCCCACTGTTAACTGGGACAAAGCCGTTCACGACTATAAGAAAGTCCTGACTGAATGGCGTGATGAAGTTAGCGGTAAAGGTCTTAATAATCGCTGGTCACGTGGTATTGATGCTGAGACTCATGCTACGGCTCGTAAGGCTATGATGGCTTGGAAGATGAAAGAGAAAGAGTCAATCTCTTTCATGGTTAAAGAGTTTGAACAGCGTAAGGCTGCTGAACTCTATGCACGTATCAGCGTTGCTAAGACTGGTGTTATTGATACAAATAAACTCCATTCTTACAAGTATAACGATGATATCTTCCGTCGTCTTGCTACTATCCCTAAGGGTAAGAACCATGGGTTTGTGATGTTCATTGACTGGTCTGGTTCAATGCATTACAATCTGATGGAAACTCTGAAACAGACTTTCTCGCTTGCATTGTTCTGTAAGCAGATCGGTGTTCCTTTTGAGTTGTATGCTTTCAAGGATTCTGGTTCTGATTGTCCGTTCTCTTACATTGGTAAGACTAATGTGATCCGTGGTCAACGTGTTGTGTTGCGTAACTTTCTTTCTTCTCGTATGAACACAGAAGAAATGAATTTCGCAATGTCGATGCTCTGGTGTGCTGGTCAGCATTGCTATATCAACTCTGATGGCATGGGTGGTACACCGCTTAATGACGCTATTATGATTGCCCCTAAGGTTGTTGAGGACTTTATCATCCGCAACAAAGTGGAAATCACTAACGTCGTTTGGCTGACTGACGGTGAGTCGAATGGTCCTGCTGGTGTTGAAAACTCCACTGAACCACGTACCCTCACTAAGGGACACCAAACCCGTTACTTTTATGTTGATCCGATCACACACAAAACGTATGATTGGCATCCTCATGAATGGTCTTGCACTCGTGATAACACAAATACTTTGTTGCGTATTCTTAAAGATCGTATCAACTGCAATCTAGTTGGGTTCTTTCTTTATGAGCGTTGCAATTTCAAGAGTGTCGAAAACGAGTTTAACATCGCTAACGGCAATCCTGAGGCTTATGCCAAAGCCCGCAAGTTCTGGTCAGATAACAAATACTATCCTGTCAAGAGTGCTGGTTATGACGAATACTATATCATTGACACTAAGTCGATGAGAAACACGGAGAACAATCTGGAGATTGATAACTCTGGTGAAAAGAAGATGACTGTCCGCAAGATGGCTTCCGCTTTCTCCAAGTTTGCTCAGAAAAAGACTGTTAACCGTGTTCTGCTTCGTCAGTTTGTGGAACGGATTGCTAGCCAGTCCAAGAAAGTAGCGTAAAATCAAGGGTGTTGTCATTCAAAGATAGTGCTTGACAACACCCATTCCCTATGCTATAATACATCATAATCGAAAATCGTGAAAGGAAATGTTCGATATGGCTAAGTTTGATTCCCGGGAATTGTTCCTTGATAAGGTTCTTTTTGAACTTGGTGCTGTTACGGAAATTACCCGTAAGCAGGCAGATGAAATCTCTGCTAAGTATGACGTCCCCCGTCCTCATTGGTTGTTTAATGACCCGTCTGTCCGTCTTGGTCGTGGTCTCTATTCGATCAAATCGTTTTCTTCAAAATCAAATGTAACCCCTCTTAAAAAGAAAGTTGCTAAAGTGAATAAGATTCCTGAGACTGCGGTTGCTATGGTTGCACCGTCTGTTCTTTCGCATAATGCTGAAATGTCGCTTGTACCTGAAAAGGCAACTGGCTATGTTCCGTTTGGTAACTTTGCTGATGTTCGCAGCATTATCAAGTCTCGCAAGTTTTATCCGGCTTATATCACTGGTCTTTCTGGTAACGGTAAGACGATGATGGTCGAACAGGTTTGCGCTCAAGAAAAGCGTGAGTTGGTTCGTGTCAATATCACGATTGAAACTGACGAAGATGACTTGATCGGTGGCTTCCGTCTTGTTAATGGTGAAACTGTGTGGCAGGATGGTCCTGTTATCACTGCCATGAATCGTGGTGCACTTCTTCTTCTCGACGAAGTTGACCTTGGTTCCAACAAGATGATGTGTCTACAGCCTGTCCTTGAAGGCAAGGCTGTCTATCTCAAAAAGACTAATCGTGTTGTGCATCCTGCTCCTGGCTTCAATGTGATTGCTACTGCAAACACTAAGGGTAAGGGCTCCGATGACGGCCGCTTTATCGGCACCAACGTTATGAACGAAGCGTTCCTTGAGCGTTTCTCCATTACGATGGAACAAGAATATCCTTCTGCTAAAGTTGAAGCCAAGATTCTCAACAATGTCCTGAGTGCTTCGGGTCTTGAAGCAAATGACTTTGTTGATAAGATGGTTACTTGGGCTGACGTTATTCGTAAGTCCTTCTATGAAGGTGCTTTGTCCGAGATTATCTCGACTCGTCGTCTCGTTCATATCTGCGAGGCTTATGCTATCTTTGGTCAGAATAAAGTGAAAGCAATCGAACTTTGTCTGAACCGCTTTGATGTGGATACTAAAAATGCCTTCATGGAATTGTATAAGAAAGTCGATGAAACGATTGACCCGGCTCCTGTGGCTGAACAGGCGACTCCCGACGTTACTGCGGAAGTTGCTTTCTAAGTAATATAAGAATACCCGTGTATAATAAAATGGTGTTGGTGGTTATACACGGGTCCTTTCCTTTCACGACCACCAACACCGATAACTTTGAATGGAGAACTATATTATGGCTACCCCACGTAAGACTCAGATTGAAAAGATTGAAAACGTCCTGCTAAAGTATAACACCGGTGCTGGTGTTACCGCTGATAGCATTGCCCGACTAGCCCGTGTTCCACGTGAGGCTGTTGGTAAGCGTGTTCATGATCTACGTGAATATTACAGCATTTATACTAACTATCGCAACGTCAATGGTAAGCGCACCGCTTTCTATCGTCTTGCAGAAACATACTAATAACAAATAAAGTATGCTATATAAGCGTGGGGGCACAACCTGCCCCTGCGCTTTTCGTGTATGGAGAACAATATGGAAATTAAAATTTCAACAGATGATTTGAGAAAGAAAAAGTTATTTGTTGCAACCCCCTGTTACGGTGGACAGTGTTTAGGTCTTTACGCAAAGTCCATACTAGACTTACAAGCCACCTGTATTCAATATGGTATTGAATGTCGCTTTTCTTTCATCTTTAATGAATCACTAATCACTAGAGCCAGAAACTATCTGGTTGACGAGTTTCTTCGCTCTGGCTGCACTCACTTACTGTTCATCGATTCTGATATTCAGTTTAACCCCCAGGACGTCCTTGCTCTACTAGCACTTGATCGTGATATCATTGGTGGTCCTTATCCTAAGAAGTCTATCAATTGGGGTAATGTCGCAACTGCTGTTAAGAAAAATCTTGACAATCCTCAGTTCACCCCAATGCATCTGGATCAGATCACGGGTGATTATGTATTCAATCCAGTCCCTGGTACTACAACTTTTAAGGTTACTGAACCAGTAGAAGTTCTAGAGATTGGTACAGGTTACATGATGGTCAAGCGTGAAGTCTTTGACAAGTTTAGAGAAGCATATCCAGAACTTAACTACAAGCCAGATCATGTTGGTCAAGCCAACTTTGACGGCTCACGTTACATTCATGCATACTTTGATACAATCATTGACCCAGATTCACATAGATATCTTTCAGAAGATTATATGTTCTGTCAGTGGTCACGCAAGATTGGTATTCAGATTTGGCTATGCCCATGGATGAAAACAACTCACGTTGGAACTTATGGCTTCCAAGGTGATCTTCCCGCAGTCGCAGCAATGACAGGAAACTTGAGATAATGGATTACTAAATAGATGTAGGCCACGGTGCTACCAACACCTGCCTACTCTAACGCTAAACAGGAGCGCCAGCCTATGTCTATTTATTGTCCTTTCGCAGAAGCACTTGGTATTGAGGCCACAGTCTCAATACTAGATATCCCTGAACCTGAATGGAATGAAAAAGATGCAAAGATGGCTCTTTCTTTTATAAACAGAAAGAAACAACTTGAGCGTCTTAATGATGGTACTCATCATTTTTTGAATAAAGAGTTTCAGAGTAATAGCGGTAAGAAGGGTTTTGCTAAAGCGATAGAAACGGGCAAACATCATTCATTACAACCTAAATTCCGTGAGATATCATCTAGAAGAATTGTGAATGGTACACATCCCTTTCAAAATAGTGAATGTCAAAAACATAATGTTATGAAAGGTATACAAAATGGTACTCACTCATCATGCAAAACACATACTTGTCCACATTGTGGAAAAGTTGGCAAAGGTGGTGCTATGAAGAAGTGGCACTTTGATAATTGTAAGGAGCGAACATGATAATCGGATTAGTGGGATTCATAGGATCCGGCAAAGGTACTGTCCGTGATATCCTTGTTAGAGAGCATGGGTATCACGGCTTTGCTTTCGCTGATGCTCTAAAGGATGCGGTTGCTACAATCTTTACGTGGCCACGTGGTCTTTTAGAAGGTGATAGTAATGCTTCACGAGCCTTTCGTGAGCGTGTAGACCCTTGGTGGTCTACGAAACTTGGATATGAGGTGACTCCTCGCCTCATTCTACAGAAGTTTGGTACAGAAGCATGTCGTGAGGGTATTGCGGATAACATCTGGGTAGCCGCTCTTGAGAAACGTATTCACGGATATAATGATGTGGTTATATCTGACGTTCGTTTTCCTAACGAGATTAACTTTATCCGGAGTGTCGGCGGTACCGTTGTTCGAGTGAAACGAGGAGAAGATCCTATTTGGTACGATGACGCAATGTCTACCAATACAGTTGGGATCAATATCATGGATCAGTATAACGTCCATGAAAGTGAATGGGCATGGATCGGTCAGAAGGTTGACTATACCCTGGTGAATGACAGTACCTTAGAAAAATTGAAGGATAATGTGAAATTCACCTTGACACAACTACCAAAAGATAATACAATATTTCATCATCAAGTGTGATAACAAGGAGTATATTATGAAACTATCGGATAAAACCCTAGCGGTGTTAAAGAACTTTGCCTCGATCAATGGGGGTGTGGTTCTTCACGCAGGTAAGAAGCAAAAGACTATTTCCCCAGAGAAGTCTATTCTTGTTGAGGCTACCCTTGACGATGATCTACCAGAGGAATTTGGTATCTATGACCTCAACCAGTTCCTAGGTATTGCTACCACTCTAAAGGATCCAGAACTAACATTCAAGAATGATAACGTGTCTTTGAATGATGGTGAGTTTACCTTTACGTATCGTGCATGTTCACCTAATCTTATCATCACCCCTCCAGATAAGGAACTCGTTCTCAAGAATGTTAGCGTTACCTTTAATCTGACAAATGCTATTCTTACAAAGTTGCTAAAGATGGCATCGATGACCAGCCTACCACACCTTTCAGTTGTTGGTAAGAATGGTGATCTATTGCTACAGACCCATGAGCGTTCTAACGATACATCTAATCTAGGTTGGATCAAGATCGGTGATTATGCTGGTAAGGACTTCACAGCAACATTCAAGACAGACAATCTAAAACTTCTTCCTGATGACTATGATGTTGAACTACAGGTAGATGCATTTGCCAAGTTCGTCAACAAGTCTGGTAATCTAAAGTATTGGATTGCACTGGAGACAAAGTAATGGAAAAACTTCTTGTTGGAGTGCTTGTATTGTGGATCCTTACAATAGTGGCAGACATATCACTAACACTAAGTCTTGAAAAGAAATGTAAAGATGCTGGTGGTGTTTATGTTACATCAGCGGTGTGTATTAATCCTTCAGCAGTTATCGAGGTGAACTAATGAGTATGATCGGACATAATCAACAGCAGCGTTCGGTGCAGGGTCTAACAGATGAAGATCGTAAGACTTTCCGTAAGGCTATCATGGAGATGAATGACTCCATGACCCGTGTTGGTGCAGAGCGTGAGTTACAGAAAGAGATTATCACCGAGACTTGTGACAAGTTAGGTGTTGATAAGAAACTCTTTAGACGTATGGCTCGTGCATACTTCAAGGCAAACTTCAATGACGAGGTTCAGCAGAACACTGACTTCGAGGAGTTTTATTCCACAGTTATTGAAAAGACGGCACCCTAATGGCTGCACTGATCATGGAAATCTTCGGGTTGCTAAATGCTGTAGCAGCCATATATTACTGGACCGTGGATAAGACAGACATTTATAATTGGTTGTTTTACCTGCTAATGTCTGTTATAATGTATATCAATGCTAGTCGCTATGATAAGGAAAGTGAATGAGCGAAGAATTTTTGTTTGTGGAAAAGTACCGTCCTCATACCATTGAGGACTGTATTTTGCCTGACCGCATTAAGAAAGCGTTTCAGGAGTATGTGAATAATGGAGAGATCCCAAATCTCCTTCTATCGGGTCCAGCAGGCTGTGGCAAAACCACAGCCGCTATGGCTATGTGTGATGAAATCGGTTGTAACTATCTTTTCATTAATAGTTCTGAGGAAAGAGGCATCGATGTTCTTAGAACAAAGGTTGTGGGTTATGCGTCAACTGTATCGCTAACTGGTGGACGTAAGGTTATCATTCTAGACGAGGCCGACGGTCTCACACCAGATACGCAAGATGCCCTTCGTGGAGTTATTGAAAAGTTCTCTGCTAACTGTTCATTCATCTTCACATGTAACTTCAAGGCAAAGATCAAGGACGCAATTCATTCTAGATGTTCCGTCGTTGACTTTACCTTGAAGAATAACGAGAAGCCTACTATGGCTTCCAAGATGTATAAGCGTCTTGAGCAAATTCTGACAAAAGAGAGTATTGAATATGACAAAACTGTCCTTGCCAAAGTTGTTGAAAAGTATTTCCCAGACTATCGAAGAACTCTTAACGAGTTACAACGGTATTCTGTTTCTGGAAGCATTGACGCTGGTATTGTTCCTCAACTTGATAGTGTTCGAAGCCTTAATGAACTAATCAAGTCATTAAAGGACAAAGACTTTACTGCTATGCGTAAGTGGGTTGTTGTCAACTCTGACATTGATCCATCACGTATCTATCGTTCGATCTATGATGGTTTGGCTGAGTATCTAAAACCAGAGAGTATCCCTGGGGCTGTTGTTACTCTAGCCAAGTATCAATATCAGTCTGCATTTGTTGCTGATCAGGAACTAAATCTTGTGGCTTGTTTAACCGAAATCATGGTAGAGTGTGAGGTAAAGTAATGTATGCTAGAGCATCAAGGTTTCAAACAGGACAATTCAAGGCAACTCAAAGAACAGTAATTGAACATGGATTCGTCCAGAGTTTCGTTGAGGAAACGTTCAACGAAAAATTGAAAGGTGAGATAACTCGGGAAGAGTATGCTTCTATCATAGACAAACGATTTGATGAAATCATAAAGGAGTATCCATATAACGAGTCAACAGACGTTATGCCATTTGGTATGTATAAAGGTGATCGTATTATAGATATCTTCAATGAAAATCCTGAGTATCTATTATACATTCTTTGGGTTAAAAAAACTGATAAGAATTTTATCAGACTCATATCCGAGAATTGTAATTTACCTTATCTTGTTAGAAAGTTGGTTGCTATACAATGACAGACCTATTCAGAGATATCATTCCAAGCATCCTTCAAACTAAGAAGGATGTCTTGGAAAACGAAAAAGACTATTCTGCTTTCGTAGTGAACCGGGCTCTCTCGTTTCACTACGATTGTGCATTACAAGCAAATGAAATGAATAGGTTTCCTAGTTTGCCAGCCGATATGCAATACCACTATTTACTAAATACCATACGTGGATATAAACGTCCATTTAGACCATGGCAGAAACGTGAGACCATCGATGATCTAGAGGCCATTAAGGAGTATTACAACTACTCAAATGAAAGGGCTAAAGAGGTTATGGTTTTACTGAATGCCG